GGATTATCCGGCGAGCATGGCCGGATTGCAATACAGCGCTTTGTCGGATTGAGCAGCAGTTCCACATATTCAACATCCACGAACTTGTCCAGGCATACCTTATTAAAGCGCATTTTCCCGGCTGATATAGTCAGCGCTGGCCTATCCAGCGTTCCATAAAACTCGCCCCGGACTGTCTGATAGCCCGAAAAGTTGATCTGTTTACCGATTGGACGAATTTCGGGGACTACGTCCGTCGCCACGCTCTCGGAGGCAATCCGATACTCCTCTCCAGTGAAGCCAGTCCAATCCTTATGAACCGGCACATATCCCTGGAGAACACCTTCCTCCACGACGCTCAAAACCGGCAGTGCTCTGTTATCTTTGGCAAAACGCATAGACTCCTGGATCTGGTGGGCAGCGTCAAAAACATCACGGTCAATAATCGCCTCGTGGTGATCTCGCTGGCGATACTGATTCCTGTTATGCCTGTTCTTTTTTGCTTTATGATCCTTGAAGTTTGGTGTATAGGTTTTTCTGGCGAGCACGTCACCAACGTACCGCTCGTTTCCGAGGATTCCCAGCACTGGAGCTGCATACCACACTTTGTTGCCAAACTTGGTGGTCCTTCCATACTGGGTAAGTAAGTCGGCTATGTCCAGAGTACTCCACCCATTCAGATAAAGATCAAAGATGACCTTCACGGTTTCAGCCTCAGATGGGTTCACCACCAGGTTTCCGTTTTCATCCTTATCATAGCCCAAAAGTTCTGGTGTTAAAAAAATGCCTCTGCTGAAGCGCTTCTCTATGGACCAGTTCATAATAAACGATTTGGAGCGAGACTCTTCTTCAGCTACAGTTGCCAGAACTGTCAGTACTACGGTGCCTGAACTATCCAGAGTATATATATTGCCTTCGTCAAAGTGTACGCCCACGGGAGGGTCCAACTTTTTCAGTTCTTCAATGATGGACAGGCAGTCCACCACGTTTCTGGCAAACCTGGCGATGGACTTCGCCAGGATCAGCTGTATTTTTCCTGCCTTGGCGTCCTCAATCATCTGGAGCATGCCTTTTCTGTGAGAAAGCTCCGTTCCTGATATGCCCTCATCGCTATAGATACCGGCATTGTCCCACAGGGGATTGGCATCGATCCGCTCAGTGAATTCCTTCTCCTGCAGGTTGAAAGATGACTGCTGCTCGTCGTTTTCTGTGGACACCCGAATATACGCGGCCACCTTCAGATGCTGTTGCGTGATGTCCACTGACTCCATATTCTCAGCGGGGATAACCTCAAGAAGAGAAGGATCAACGCCCTTATATCGCTCCGCAATCTTCTCTTTTCTTGTTTCAGCGGTAGCTTGCTTCTCCGACGCGATCATTGATAACCCTCCCCGCAACACGGTAGGCCGTGCGATATATACTTGCCTATCAGTCAGGCTCCGTGGATAGATTTCCACCATTATTATATAGCGGAATCATAGCGGCTTGTTCATACCATGAGTATCAATGATACCTTTCATTGATGCCAAGGGTATAATTCGTTCAGCAGTTTTTTCATATATAATAGCGTGTGGAGTTAAACTGATAAACTTTTGATAACTCCCTAAAGTGAGTTGATTTACTGTCACTTCAGAGGTAATATCACACCTACCTTATGCGGGCCATAAGGGAGGATGATACTTGTGTCCATTGATTACAGCAGGATCGGTATCCGCATCAAACGGTATCGGTTGGACAAACATCTGAAACAAGAACAACTGGGTGAACTCATTCACAGCTCGACTGCCACAATTACTGCGATAGAGAGAGGAGTGAAAGCCCCCAGCGTTGATACTTTGATCAGCATCGCCAATACTCTGGAAGTTTCGGCAGATGATATCCTGATCGATGTACTGACTCATTCCCATTCCACAGCCGGAAATGAAATCCAAGAGATCCTTCTTGACTGCAACGACAAAGAGAAGGAAATCATCGTCAGAGCATTGACTTTCCTTAAAGCCATGCTTTCCGAAGTTGGCGTGTAAATAAACAGGATTGCCCGCATAAGCCGCAGCGGTTCCCCTGGTGTAAGCCTTGGGGGCTGTCTGTGGTACACAGGCAATTCTAAGCTACGCTCTCTTATCCGGGCGAAAAGTGCCAGTAAAATTCATACAGGAGAACAATCCGGTCATTGACATTTTACAACAACTGTTGTAAAATTGCAATAGGGGTGATGACATGGATGAGGAATTCAGCCTGGATGGCTTTCAGACCGTTCACCATAATACCGCCTCAATGCTACACGAGTGGCGTATTGTCCATGGTCTTACCCAAAGTCAGGTTGCGGAGAAAGCTGGAATCACACAACAGCAGTATCAATACTTCGAGTCCGGGAAGCGGGATCTCCGCCGCAGTTCTTTTACCACTGCCTGCAAGGTTCTCGAAGCGCTCAATATGGACATCGTGAAGTTTTTTCATGGCGAGTATGTCTTCGGAGCGGAGATCTATGCTGACGATCATGGCCAGATCCGATATAAGGAAAGCGGGAAGCTGCTGGGCGAAGAACCGGGTGAAACGAATCCCGAGCGGTAAGATTGAATTGCTGGCCCCACAGGTTGTGAAAATGTGCAAAATGAAAAATGAGTAGGAAAAACCACGGTGGCACAAGGCATTTCCCATTTTTCATCATTTTACATTTTGCAGCAAGTGAAAAATGACATTTGACTTCGACTGGTTTTCCCAATGATATGAAATCAAGGGGTGTCCACCATGATTTGCCCGAAATCCTATAACGATGTTACTCCACGGAAGACAAATTGGCTCTGGCGTCCCTTTATCCCCTTTGAGAAAGTGACGCTGCTCCAGGGAACAACCGGCATTGGTAAGACCAGTCTGATCATGAAGATCCTGGCGGACATCAGCAACGGCACATATCCTCCCAACATGTTTCACGGACAGCTTCTTCCTCCTGTCCATGGTGAACCTCTCAAGTCATTTTATGTTACGGCGGAGAATGGCATTGACGATACCATTGTCCCCTTGTTTGAACTGTATGGCGGCAATAAAGAGAACGCCATGTTCCAGAATGAGCAGGAGGGCCATTTTATTCTTACGGGATCGGAAATTGAAGAATGCGTCAAAAAAACAGGCGCTAAGGTCATCTTCATCGATCCTTGGCAGCAGTTTGTAAACGGGATATCGACCAGTGACAACGCTGCCCTGCGGAATATGGTCTGCGATATACAGCTTGCCGCCGAGCGAATGGGAGTCGCCGTTATCCTTGCCGGTAACTTTATCAAGGGCCTTCTCCCCGATATAAATCGAGGCATCGGCGGCACCGAACTGTACAATACGCTGCGCTGCATCCTGACGCTCCGATCGGATGATGGGGATGATCCTTCGGTGAGAATTCTGGAAGCGACGAAAATGAGTCTCATGGGGAAAGAGTCCACCCCCATTATTATCCGCCAGGATGAAGATCTGGGGCTGACCTTTGAAAGCTATGATGCCTTGGATGGAGAAGACGATGAAGAAGAACCTATGGATTTTCTTTTGAAAACGCTCGAATCTGGCCCCCAGGATAGCAGAAAGATCATGGAATTGGGCAGTGAGCGTGGCCTTGGCTCCAGCCAAATGTACCGTCTGCGCAAGAAAGCCGGTATCATCATAGAAAAACAGCCGGACCGTTCCAGTCAATGGAAACTGCCTACATAAAAGCCCAGGTATAAATCCCAGATTGTTGTGCTGACAAAGCTGGAAAGGTACCAGGGCATGGTATCCAGAAGAAGAATTATACAGTCACGAGAAGTGCCTTCTTCCCGGTTTCAGGGGATGGTTGGCCATGCTTGTTCAGAACATTCAGAACAAGTTCACCTTCTCTTCTTTGCATAATATTTTTGCCCAGGGTTCGTTGGATTTTTTGAATCTGTCCTAAAGAGTAACTCTGATCATTTTTATATTCTCATATTCTTTTTCAATTCCCCGTCTAATATTCGATTGCATCTTATTTTAGACGCAACGTCGCTATCCTTAAATCATCCATATAGGAAGGATGAACGTGCTTCTGTCTATCGCAGATAGTTCTTCTCTTAAGCACAGGATTGCGCCTGCGCCTCTCGGCATCGATCCCTTATCCAGCACTTTGAAGGCAGACGCCAACTCTGTCCCTGGATTGGTGGTCTTTTTAATTTCCAGCGGATGGAGCTCTCCGTCCGTTTCAATCACCATATCAATTTCATTTGTGTCCTTGTCCCTATAGTAGTGAAGTAGGCAATCTTTTACACTGTTATGCCAGGTTTTCATGATTTCCGCTACCGTATAGTTCTCAAGGATTGCGCCGTTGATAGCACCATTCATGAGGATATCGGGGCTTGAGTATCTTGTCAGGTAAGTTACAAGACCGGTATCGAAGAAGTACATTTTCGGCGTCTTAACTGTGCGTTTAAGGAGATTGTTGAAGTACGGTCTGAGGTAAAAAACTACTTCTGACTTTTCAAGCACCTGCAGCCATCTTTTGGCGGTATCATCTGACACGCCGACATCCTGCGCAATGTCATGCACATTAAGCATCTGACCCACACGACAGGCGGCTGCCCGAATAAAGTCAGCAAACAGCAACTTGTCAACACCGGGGATCATATCCGTTACATCACGGTTGATATAAGTCTGGATATATGAGCTGTAGAAAACATCCCTGTCCCGGTATCTCCCGCTCCTGTGGCCAGGCATTCCTCCGTTCCAGATTCTTTCATACATTTCCGTGGATGTGCAGCTGGCAAGGTGCGTTTTTCTCTCGTTCAGTTTTGTGATAGTGAGTGAAAGCGGTTCCGTAGTTCCGTCTCCATAAAGCTCCGATTGCGATAACGCAGACATGTGGATTATAGCCGTTCTCCCCGCCAGGGACTCCTGGGCGAGCTCCATCAGCTGGAAAGCTTGAGAACCGGTAAGCCAGAAAGACCCAGGAGCGGCTCCGTTATCCACATTGATTTTGATATATGAAAACAGTTGCGGGGCATACTGGACTTCATCAATCAGAATAGGCGCAGGGTGCATTTCCAGAAACAGAGCCGGGTCATTTTGGGCAAGCCGCCGATTCTCTGCGTCATCCAGCGTTACCTTCTGCCTCTCTGTACCTTCCATCAAATGCTCAAGCATTGTCGTTTTCCCAACCTGCCTCGGTCCGATTAGTAACAGACAACTATAATCTTCACTGATCTCCATGATGCTCTTTTCCAATGATCTTTTGATGTAAGTCATGTGAGTTCCTCCGTCCATAATCCGATACAATCTTATTTTAGCCGATTTTTTAACTGATATCAAGTCCTTTTTTGTAATTTAGTGTCCGCACAGAGTCTGACTTATCAACCTTATTCACGTTACCCTAAAAGAAAAAAGGCGGCAGCCGAAGCCGCCGCCAAACATGTCATCAGTTGTAATCCTCACAGTACCCATCCTCTGGTACTCTCTCATAACCATGGGTAGAGCAGACAAGGCACTGTTCACCCGATTCATCATCAGCTGACATGGAAGCACTACAGTTGAGACAATTTCTTCCGTCCGCCCCGTTCGTTCCGTTGATCTTTTCCAGGGTTAAGAGCATTTCGCGCTGGATGGCCAAGCTTATGTCCTCCAGGCTGTACTTTCCCTCATTTCTCCAAGCAGAAGCGTTATACACATCCCGCACCACAGCCTCACAAAAGGAATCCGGGAATTGACGGAAGTACGTGGGGAACCTGCTTTGCAGTTCTCGTTCAAGATCATCCTGAATCTCCTCGCGGAGATCTTCATAGTTGTGCATTTTCATCCTGCCCTCCTTAAGCCGTCTGTCTGCTCTGCTCTTCCTGTACGCAACTCTGCGCCATGAACACCTCTATACCCTCCGTGTTCACCAGCACCTTATCCACGCTCTCCAAGAAAGCCCAGCTGTCAAATGATTCCTCGTCCTGCCACTCCCAGCCCAGTGCTCCTGCGATCTCGGCCAGAAGAACGTTTTCTTTCACATGCCTGCATTCGCACTTTCCAGTATTGACGCGCCTCCTGCAGCGCCAGGTTTTGTAATGCCCTCCGGCGTTCCTGGCCGTATAGCGGCGGTAAGGCTCTCCACATTCTGCGCAGAATACTTTCCCATACAGAAAATGCGTAGTACGCTGAACTTTCAAGCCTTGCTCCTTGGCCAGCTGCTCCCGCTTGAATCGGTCATGGACGGCATCCCAGATTGCCGGCGTGACGATGGCCTCATGGTCATTGTAGATGTACTTGCCCTCATAAGCTTCATTGAGATTAGGACGCTTGGTCAGGTAGTTTTGAGGGGCTGCCTTCTGGAGCAAGCGGTCACCCACATAAGCCTCGTTGTTCAGAATCCGAAGGGCAACGGACCAGGTAAAGTCCTTGTCGGAGCGCATCCTATGGGCACCCTTCTCCCGCAGGTGCTGGAGGATGACGGTCGGCGCGAGACCCGCCGCGTACTCCTCAAACATCAGCTTTACGATCCAGGAGTCCTTGTTAGGCGTGAGTTTTCCCTGTATCTCATCATAGCCCAGCATGTGATTGCTGCCTACGTGGCGAATGCCCATCTCCATCCTGCGCTTGTTGCCCCATTTGACGTTTTCCGAGATGGATCGGCTTTCTTCCTGGGCCACAGCAGCCATAATGCTGAAGATCATGTCAGAGCTTGGATCGAAGGAACTGATACCCTCTTTTTCAAATCGAACTTCCACGTTGATAGACTTCAGCTCATGCACATATTTCTGAGCTTCCGCAAAGTTTCTGGAGAGGCGGGACACAGACTTGCAGAGGATGATGTCGATCTTCCCAGACTTAGCATCCTCAATCATCCGCATGAACTCCGACCGTTTGGCGGCACTGGTGCCCGTGATACCCTGGTCAGCGTAAATGCCAGCCAGGATCCATCCTTCTGTTGATTGAATTTGGTCGGTGTAATAATGAACCTGTGTCTCGTAGGATTCTTCCTGCGACTCAGTCAATGTACTGATACGGGCATAGGCCGCCACCCGTTTCAGTGCCAGCTTGGGGACAATCTTTCGGATAATCATCGCTTACTCTCCTCGTTCTTTGTACTCTTGATGCCATACACCCTCGGTACCGGCGCTTCATGCGCAAGCGGCTCCAGAATGATCGTTTTCAGAATCGCATCCCGTGCGTTCATGATTCCCTCCACCTGTCGGTCAGGGCAGCCCTTGATCAGCGGCACACCGTTGACCACATAGGTATTCAATATGAAGGTGCCCCTATCACGCGTGGTGTGTTCCATGGCTTCCTTGGTGATGTCGGGATAAGGCATATCGCCGGCCTTCTTGTACTCAATGGCCGTGTTGGTGACGATACCGCATTTCCATTCCACGCGCATCACCGTCCACTGGGGAAAAGCAATCTGCTGAACCGTATCACACAGGTGTTTGTACTCAATCTTCTTATTCTTCCTGGGCGCTATGGTCTTAAGCGCCAGCATAGCCTGCGCAGCGGCGGCTTTTTCTTCGTCTTCGCTCTCCGCTATGGCCGTGAGTTCCCTCTGCTGGATGCCCTTGATAGCATCCCAGAAAGCACCGTCGACGTAATTGTCCATGATATAGTACGGCGGGCAGACTGTGCGGTGCATGCGAAGGTCGCCCTTCTTGCTGGCCTTGCCACCGCAGGTCCAACCGAAGGTTGTATTGTTACGCGGCAAGGCACAGCGGATCATTTTTTCTCCACAGATCGGGCATTTCAAGAATCCGTAATAAGGGTACTGGGCGGTGCCGCGGTGCATGTCCTTCATGGCGGAAATCATCTGTGCCATCGCATAGGATCTACGGTCCACAATGGCCTCGTGGTGGTTTTCCTTGTAAAACTGCTTGAGTTTGGCGTCCCTGTTACTGACCTTGATGTGTTGGATCGGGTCGCTGATGTAGGTCTTCTGCATCCGCAGATCCCCGATATACTTCTCATTGTGGAGGATATCGGCTAGGGACTTGGGTACCCATACTTCCTTGCCCCCGGAGGATGAAATCCCATCCTCCATCAGCCCTTTGCAGATCTGGGGAAGCGTCCGGCCGGAAGTGTACTCGTCGAATACCCTGCGGATCACCTTGGATTCCTCTGGATCAGCGTACCAGGTGCCGTCCTCGGCGCAGCGGTACCCATATACATGGGTCCATTGGGTGATGCCCGCCGCGTAGCGCATGCGCTTGCCCACCTTCATGTTGTTGGAAAGGGAGATGATCTCCTCCTGAGCGCTGGCAGCAAAGATGGAAAGCAGGAACTCAGACACCGCATTGCCCGTGTCCAGTTTCTCTTTTTCAAAGAAAACCGAAACGCCGTAGGTCTTGAGCTCACGCACATAGGCCAAGGTATCCACCGTGTTTCTGGCGAAGCGAGAGATGGACTTGGTCAGGATGTACTGAATCTTTCCAGCCTTGGCGTCCTTGATCATTCGTTTGAATTCCTCGCGGTGCCGCACTGTCGTGCCACTGATGCCTTTATCAGCATAAATGCCCGCCAGTACCCAGCCAGGATGCTCCTCAATGACCTTATTGAAGGCGGCAATTTGGGTATCCAGGCTTTTTTTCTGAATTTCCATGTCGGTGCTGACACGGCAGTAAGCCGCGACTTTAATGTCCGCTACCACATCCTGCCGCTGTTCCAGTACGTGGACGTCATTGGAAAGCACCGAAGGCGTACTCATAAATTCTGTGGTCCTGATCATTTCAGTCATTATGCCATCTCCTCTCCGTGGTTCCTGCGCATCAGCACTTCAGGATGTTCCTGCATCCAGGCGGCCCGAAGCAGTTTATTACGGCCATTCAAAAGTCCCTGCTTCAAATAGTCCTGGACAGTATCGAAAATCTCAGGGGTCACGATGGGATCATGGTGCTGTTCAAGATAGTACTGTTCCACCTGCCCTTTGTTTCTGACTCTCTTATTTGTCAGGTAATCCAGGATTACCGTCTTGTTGGTGAGAATGTCACCGCGGTATGCCTCGTTTCTCAGCGCTATCTGAATCCGTTCACGGGTCCAAGCCTCGCGTCCGGCGGCAGCCTCGCGCTTGTTCAGCATTTCATGGATTTCTTTCATCGCATAACCCTGGTAGGCCAGCGAAAAAAGGTAGCGGACCCGCTCGGCTTCTTCTTCCTGTATGATCCAATAGCGGTAAGTGTCCCCAGGCTTTTTCTGAATTCGGTAACCGTAGCAGGCCATGCGAATGGGGTCACCCAACTCCGCCCGGCGCTGCTTGGCCCAGCGAATGTTCTCGCTGTGGGAGCAGGACTCGCTTTGCGCCATGGAGGAATAAATGGACAAGATCATGTCAGTCTGCGGATCCATACTGTTCAGCCCTTCCTTTTCAAAAAGAACTGCGACCCCATGCTTCTTCAACCTCTCCAGGTATTCTCTACATTCAACGGTGTTTCTGGAGAACCGGCTGATAGACTTGACCAGAACTATGTCCACCTTGTCTGCCTCGCAGTCGGTTATAAGCCGCAGGAATTCCTTCCTTCTGCTGACATGAAGCCCTGAAAAGCCCTGGTCGCCATAGATGCCGACCAGTACCATGGTGGGATCCTTCTCGATCAGCCCCTTGTAGTAGGCGCTCTGAGTCTCGAAGGAAAGCTCCTGCTCTTCGGCCAGCGTACTGACACGGCAGTAGGCGGCTACCCGTTTGACGCTATCCTTCTGCGTGACGCCGCCTGTCGGCTCGTAGTGGAAGGTCTCGGTCTGGCCTTCCTGGATATTCAGCTTGTTTCTTCGCTCCTTCATGGGGCGCTCCTTTCTCACGCCGGCAACGGCGCGTTCAGTTTTTTGGCTTTTCGCTTGGCTACGGCCACCTGTTTCTGTTCCTCGCTGAAGAAGGCCGTATCGCCCTCCAGCCCTTCCAGCAGGGTTCTGCGGGGACGCTCGAATTCTTCACCAATGAATCCCAGCCGCAGGAGCCAGGTGCGCATTTGGAACTTTGGGTTGCTCATATCGCAGGGCTTCATCCGCGCCTTACCTGTGGCCAGCGCCATTTTGCTGGCTTGAGCGATCAGGAAAGCCGCTGCCTCAATGGCGGGGTATGAAAAGACGCTCAGCATAATGCCGAGCGCCAAGCCATGGTTTACAATGATCTGCATGGGCTCCCGAAGAGAGAGAGCCTGCTCAATCAGTGGCCTACGGGACTCCAGAATATTGACCAAATTGTAGACTGTTGAAATATCCCCGCCGTCAGGATAATAGGTCAGGACAATATCATCCGGGTACCACCCCTCTTCATTAAAAGCTGACATAAGGCGCTCCAGCATGGTCAGTTTTTCTACTGGCATAGGATCTGTATAAACCACATTCTGATGCAGGGTCATTTCTCCCCATTCGTAGTATCCGCGGTCATCACCGTTATTGTACTGCCGCACATACTTTCCTTTCTCCCGCAGCGCGGATGACATGGCCTTCTCGATCCGCCTCTGCTTCATACGCATCATTAGGTCCCGCAGCCCTCCTACCTCCATCCGCACCGACACCTTGCCGGTCAGGATGAACTCAGGTTCTGGTTCCAGAGCCTTCAAGGCAGCCTCTGCCTCCAGTACCGCATAGTAACTGGATCTGGGGGTTACACGAATTACTCCCATGTTCTTTTCCTCCTTTGTCACTTGGCTTTCTGCCCCTTGCCTTCATGCTCCGCATCATGGCTTGAGGTAGTGGTATTAACGCTCTGAAGGCCGACGAAGTCAACGCCTGCGAAGTCTTATGGTTCTTATGTTTCTGATACGTTTTCGGGCATAAAAAGAGGACACGCGCCTCATACAGAGGTGGTGTCCCTGGGGCTTTTATCATCCATCCTTTATCGCTGCCATGATGGCATTTTCCAGTTCAACCTTGATATCATCCTCCGGGCGTTTGAGATATTGGGGTCGGTTCCCCGCAAAGGCGCATCAGTTATTTGGAAACCGTTGTCACTCTTTATCAAAGATCTCACAGGCTTCCTCGTAGAGCGCCTGCTCTTCCGGGCTGGGGATCATTTCCTTTGTGATTCTTCCCAGGACGCGGCCCACGACCTGGGCGCCGTCCTCGTAGGGGAAGATATCGTCGAAGTCAGGATTCAGAGAGTGCAGCCGGTCATACGCCTTTTGCTTGATCACACCGCCGTAGCCGGGAACATAGTATGCGCCGATATCACCATTCCGCAGTCCATCCGAATCACAGTATTCTACCAGCACATGATCCCCATTATGGTACTGTGGTTCCATGCTGTCGCCGTTGACAATGAAGATTTCGTCTGCCCGACTGACCTCTGGAGAATCATAAAGGATGACCTTCTCCTTCTCAGGATGATCCTCCCAGTCGGCACCATCACCAGCCGCAAGCACTCGGTTCATGGTCTCCCGATCATTCATCCGATCATAGCTGCGCTTCAGCTTGCGGTGATACGCCTTGACGCTCATAGACTGGGCAATGGTCTCCAGATCCTCCTTGCCCACATCGTCCAGCATCCGATAGTAATCCACCAGATTGCGCTCGTTCGCCGTCAGCAGCGTGCCGATTCCACCGATGCCGAAGAACTCGTTGGGCTCCACGTCCAGAATGGTGAACATGCGATAGAGATATTCGGGGTCGGGACGCGAGTAACCGCTCTCCCAATTCTTGACGGAGCTGTTGGTAATCTGCAAGAAGTTCGCCAACTGGTCTACCGTCAAGCCCGCTTTCTTCCGATACTTTTTGATGCTTTCCCCATAGGTCTCAAGATTGCGCTGCTTGATGTCCGCCGCACTCAGATTCTCAAGACCCGCGATGTTCTTATATCCCTTGGACTTCTTCATTGGACACCTCCTGGTATCGCTGGGTAAAGGCTCGGCAGCATGATGCGATCCGATTCGAGTCTTTTCTTCGGTCGATTTATTCTACGACAATTAAATTGACTTGTCAAGTCCTCCAAAACCAGCAGGAACTTTGTATATATTATAGTAGGAATTGCTTTTAGACATTTAAACTGACTAAAAATATTTTTTGTCCATTGACAAGGCACTTATTTTGTCGTATCATAAATCTACGTTTTTCTTTCACTGCGAATTCGAGACCAGGATTCAAGGTGGACCTTGTTTCAAATTGGCCAGTTGAATTGATTAAGCCCCAAATCAACAGTGCTGGCTCCTTACCAATCAGACCAACGGCGCATGAGCGCCAGCAAGGAGCAGAACATGATGGAAGAATTCGATTACCTCAGCACTCCCCACGCACCCATTGACGAGCATCCAGAGTATTCCCAGCCTATTGAGCAGGATTGCTCCAACGGCGTCATACCACAAGACGCATCAGTCATCGGCACTCCCACGGAGGATGGCAAGAGAAGAATCCTGGTGTCCGAAGTGACCACCATCAACAAGCCATTCTTCGACAAGAACAAGGCCATGATGACCCGCTATATCAACACCCAGCTCCAGAACGGCAATATGCGCAGAATCGTGCCCTTTCCCTTCACGAACAGGCGCATCTGCTGGCTCCAGCGTGATTACAAGTGCGTGAGCTTCTGGAAGGTGGACCGCACGCACTTTATCGCGGATGTGGAGGTTCACCTCAACCTGGATACCAGGGAAGGCGTCCGTGAATGGGTTGGTATCATGACCCTCTGGGGAGACATTGAAAATGACTGTGCCTGCACCATTGAGGATATCGTGGACAAGCGAGAGTTTGAGGAGCGGGAGCTGGTAGCCCTCAGCTGCTTTCTTATTCCCATATACTCCAACAAGCAGATGGACAAGGAGATGGAGAGGCTTTGGCGCCGCTATCATCCAGAAGCTCTGACTGCCCCCTCTGCGCGCAGCGCCGTTGAACTGGCTAAGCGGATGGGGCTTTCCATAATCAGGTTGCCTGTCTACAACCACAACGCCACTCCCAGCATCCTGTTCTTCGTAGAGGACACCATTCTGGTCAAAGAGACCAAGAACAACAGTAAGGAGGAACCCCAGGAGGTCCGTGTTCCGGCCAACACCATCGTGGTGAACACCAACCACCGCTTCAGCGACTACTCAGAATACTACATCTACCATGAGTGTGTGCATTACGAGGAACACTATATGTTCTTCAAGCTCCAGGAGATGCACACCAACGACATCATGCGCATGAAGACCAAGGTGCAGATTGTAGAGGCCGATGAGAAGATCACCAGCCCGCTGTATTGGATGGAAGTTCAGGCCAACCGCGGTGCCTATGGACTTATGCTCCCCGCCGCCCATACCGAGGCTATGATCCGGAAGGAGCTGGACAAGATTCAGCGGTTCCGGCACCCTGGCGACAAGTATGAAATCGCAGGGAAGGAAATCGCCCGCCAGCTGGAACTGCCCAACTTCCGTGTCCGCGCACGGATGATCCAGCTCGGTCACATCTATGCCAAGGGTGCGCTCAACAAGGTGGATGGCGCGTACATCGACCCCTTCTGCTTTGATCTGGATGCCTGGCGCTCCGAAGAACACACCTACGTGATCGATGAACGAACCGTAAAGGCCATCTATGAAAAGAGCAAGGATTTCAGGAGCTTCATTGACTCCGGAAAATACATCTACGCAGACGGCCATGTGGTCAGGAATACCTCTGACTGCGTACAGGATGTAGGCGGCTTACTACGGCTCACACCCGAAGCAAATCTTCACGTCAATCGCTGCTGCCTCCGCTTTGTCCGCCGCTATGAACAGAAGAACCTGGAGAAGTACGTCTACGGCAGGATGTATTATGATGCCGACTATGTTGCTCAGACCAATTTCTATATTGATGAAGAGCTGGTGAACTTCAACCACGACGTAGTCAAGGCCAAGATGGCATACAAGAAGAACTTCCCGAGCGACTTCAGCACAGCCTTCCATAAACTGCGCAATCGCAACGGTATGTCTATGGACGATGTTGCCGAGGTGCTTGGCACCTCCGCCCGAACGTTGGAACGTTGGATCGCCAATCCCGGTGAGAAGATTTCCGCCGACACCGTGACCAAGCTGACCCTGCTTTGGAAACTCCCGGACTGGCTCAGCGATCTCATGTATGACCGCGCCTTCGTCCGTCTGAGCGAAACCGACGACCGCTGCAATCTGATCCCGGGGAATTCGCCGCGTGTACTGGATGGATGGTATCCCCAAGGCCGATCAATTTCTGGTCAGCCATGGACAGAGCCCTCTTTGCTGATCTTTCTCTGGCCGACCGCCTTCCAAAGTGGCCGGTCTTTTTTTTGTTTTTGGCCACGACATAAGCATATCAAAAAAGTTTTCTGGAGTACACGACAGATTTTGTCGTGTCAAAAATGACGCAAACGGTATAAAAGCAGCCAGATTTGATGTATCGGCTTGCAAAGCCAGGCTGCTACGTCTGTTTCGGTCGTGTATTTTACCTATTTTTGCATCTTCTACTGCATTTTGCCCGACAGAATCTGTCGGTGACATTGTCTGCAGCGGATGCTATGCTTTAAGCGTTCCAGGGAACACCGAGTCGCACCGCCCTTCCAGGGTGGCAGTGGCCAGGGGTCTTGGGACGCGGACAACTCCAAAACCGACTCGCGAGCGGTAGCGGGTGTCCTGCAGATGATGTTTTCCAGCCCCATGGGTACTCATCCCACGGCGACAGCTATGATCTTCATCTGCAGCTGGCATACCTCTGTCTTCGTGGGCCGATCACGAACCAGGGTGTATGCGGCACCCTGGTTCTTTTGTTACCCACAAGACCAACCCACGAATGGAGGTCACAGCATGTTCACCGCAGCATCCAAGTACGATACCAGCTTTCTTCGCATCCGCATTGACCTCACCAAGTCCGGAAGGCGGAACTTCCACAAGGTCAACACTGGCCTTGGCAAAGCGTTCATCAGCTTTCCCCAGCTGGTACGGGACCTGGCCGAGTACATTGAGCGCCGTATCGACGGCGGCAGTTCCATGATCGCTGAATTCGATGTGCGCTATGAGAATGGCATCTGCCTGACGGTCTATTGCTCCGGCGGCATCTACTACATCAAAGAGGTGACCAACATCGGAACAGTCGTCGCGGTCAAGGCTGTGCTGGTATGGGCACGTATCAAGCGCGGCTGCGATTACCTGCTTCGGCAGGTGCTGGCCGGCTGGCGCTGCATCACCACCCCGGCGGAACACACGGTGTGCTGCCTGTGACCTCCCCAAGGAGGAAATCATGTCGAAAACCAAATTGCTGCTTGACCTGGTCACGGACATTCGCTCCGTTGTTGATGATCTGGAGGCCATCTGCCAGTGCATGGCAGGCAACGATGCCGAGGCGGCTACCATCACCGCAAGCGGTCCTGCTCAGACGGGTGAAGCGCACGCCAATACTCCCGCTCCTGACACAGCGCCGTCTTCCAACGGAAACGGTCTCGCGCCCAATGAGCGTATTGACCCGGAAACAGGAGAGATTATCACGCTGAATCTGGCCACCCTGCGCACTCTGGCCGCCTCCAAGGCACAAACCAAAGATCAGAAAGCACAGATGAAGGCCCTGCTCCAGAAGCACGGCGTCGCCAAGCTGACCGAGCTGCCCCTCAGCGATTACTTTGCCTTCAAGGAGGAGGTTGAAGCCATTGTCTGAGATGAACATCCCGCAGGCGGTTGACCACGCCCATCGCGGTCACGCTCTGCTCTCCGCTTCCAGCGCACACCGCTGGATGGCCTGTCCGCCCTCCGCCCGGCTGTCCGAGCAATTCGCGGACCAGCCCACGGTGTACGCGGAGGAAGGCACTTTCCTGCATGAGCTGTGTGAGCTGAAACTGCACCGCTACCTGGGCGACGTCGCGCCTGACGTTCTGAACGCCCAGCTGCGGGATCACCGGGACAGCGACTTCTATTCAGATGAAGCCGAAGCCGTGACGGACGAATACGTGCAGTTCTGCGTGGAGGTCATTGAGGCCGTTCGCACCTCCTGCCCGGATCCGCTGATCCTGGTGGAGCACCGACTGGACTATTCCGAATTTGTACCGGGCGGTTTCGGCACGGGCGACATGCTGATCGTCGGCGATGGCGTGTTGGAGATCATCGACTTCAAGGGCGGGCGCGGCGTCCGGGTGGACGCCAACCGCAATCCCCAGCTGATGCTCTACGCTCTGGCCGGGCTGCTGGAGTTCGATCCCCTCTATGACATTCACACGGTGCGCATGAGCATCGTGCAGCCCAGGCTGAACAACACGTCCACCTTCGAGATCACCCCGGAGCAGCTGCTTCGCTGGGCGGAAACCGAGGTGGCGCCCACAGCGCGGCTGGCCATTGAGGGCAAGGGCGAATACCAGGCCGGCGAACATTGCCGATTCTGCAAGGCGCGCTTCACCTGCCGCAAGCGTTCCGAATACTTCATGGCCTTGGCACGGCAGGATTTCAAGGAAGCGGATCTGCTCACCGACGAGGAGATTGCCGACATCCTGCCCGTGGCCCAGAATCTGGCCAAGTGGGTGGAAGACCTGCTGGCCTACGCCACGGCGGAGGCGGAAAACGGCAAGGCCTGGCCCGGCTACAAGCTGGTGGCCGGCCTGACCAAGCGCAAGTACACCAGCGAGGCCGACGTCGTTCGCGCCTGCACGGAGGCGGGCTTCACCAACATCTACAAAACCACTCTCCTGGGCATCTCCGATCTTGAGAAGGCCATAGGCAAGAAGGCGTTTCAGGATGTTGTCAGCCCCTTCGTGTTCAAGCCGGAGTGCAAGCCCGAGCTGGTGCCCCTGTCCGACCGCCGCAAGCCCATCTCCTCCGCTCAGTCTGATTTCGCAGAATAACCCATCTACGCATTACGCAGAAAGGATTTTACCATGCCCACGAAAGTCATCACCGGCAAGTGCCGGGCATCCTTCGTTCACCTGTTTGCGCCTCATTCCACCAACGGCTCTGAGCCTAAGTATTCCGTCAGCCTGATCATCCCCAAGAGCGACAAAGAGACTATCTCCAAGATTCAGGCCTCCGTCGACGAGGCCATCCAGAACGGCATCACCAGCAAGTGGGGCGGCAAGCGCCCGCTGAATTTGAAGACGCCCCTCCGCGACGGCGACGAGGAGCGGCCGGAAGATGCCGCCTACGCGGACAGCTTCTTCATCAACTGCAACTCTACCGAGCGCCCCGGCGTCGTGGACCGCAAGCGCGTCCCCATCACCGATCCCACAGTAATCTACTCCGGCTGCTACATCCGGGCCAGCATCAACATCTACCCTTTTAACACCAACGGCAACCGCGGCGTCGGCGCCGGGCTGGGCAACGTCCAGTTCTGGGAAGACGGCGAACCGCTCAATGGCCGTGTACGCGCCGAGGACGAGTTTGACGCTCTGGACGCTGAGGACGAGGATGATTTCCTCAGCTGATTTACCCCAACCGACCCACCGCCCGTTGACATGTTCAGCGGGCGGCTCTTTATGGAGGTGCCCACATGACGATGAATTCAGATTCCACCAAGCGACAGCTGCATGTGGACATTGAAACGTTCAGTTCCCAGCCCCTTCCGAAGTGCGGCGTATACCGCTACAGCCAGTCTTCCGATTTCCAGATTCTCATTGTCACCTACGGCTTCGATGACGAAGAACTGGTCACCGTAGACATGGCCCGCGGGGAACCGCTGCCTGCAGAATTCCTCACCGCGCTGGAAGACCCCAATGTGCTGAAGGTGGCACACAACGCCCAGTTTGAGCGTGTGTGCTTCTCACGTTATCTCGGTCACTGGCTGGATCCCCATCAATGGCGATGCAGCATGATCATGGCCAACTATCTGACGCTGCCGGGAAAACTGGCCGACGTAGCCGTGGCGCTCAACCTGGCCGAGCGGAAGATGGAAGAAGGCAAAGACCTGATCCGCTATTTCTCCGTTCCCTGCAAACCCACCAAGGTGAACGGCGGCCGCACCCGGAATCTCCCCGGTGACGCGCCGGAGAAATGGGATATCTACAAAAAATACAACCGCCAGGATGTGGAAACGGAGCGCGCCGTGGTCAGGGCGCTGGAGCGCTATCCCCTTCCCCAGCTGGAATGGGATCTGTACGCGCTCGACCAGATCATAAACGACCGGGGCGTGCGCATCGACAAACAGCTGGTGCGCTCCGCCCTCATCGTGGACAGCGAGTTTACTCAGAAAGCTTATCAGCGGGCGCAGGAGATTACCGGGCTGCAGAACCCTTCCAGCGTGGTGCAGCTGAAAGCATGGCTGGCCGATCAGGACATGCCCATGGAGACGCTGGCCAAGAAGGTGGTGCAGGAAAAAGCCAGGGACGCGGACGGCATCGTGGGTGAGCTGCTGCGCCTCCGGTTGGAACTCAGCAAGACGTCCGTGAAAAAGTATGAAGCAATGGCGCGGACCGTCTGCAAAGACAGTAGGATCCATGGTGTCACGCAGTTTTACGGCGCCGCGCGCACTGGGCGCTGGGCCGGGCGTTTGGTCCAATTGCAGAACGTTCCCCAGAATCACCTTCCCGATCTGGATGAAGCAAAAGCGGTGGTAAAAAGTGGAGACGCGGAGCTCGTTGAAATGCTCTACGGTTCCGTCCCCAACACCCTGTCCGAGTTGATCCGCACCGCGCTGATCCCGAAGGACGGCTGCCGGTTCCTGGTGGCCGACTTTTCCGCCATTGAGGCGCGCACCCTGGCGTGGCTGGCCGGAGAGGAATGGGTGCTGGAGGAGTTTCGCGGCAAGGGCAAAATCTACGAAGCCACCGCCGCCCGCATGTATCATGTTCCCGCCGACACCATTGTCAAAGGGAACCCCAACTACGAGTACCGGCAGAAGGGAAAACAGGCGACGCTGGCCTGCGGCTACGGCGGAGGTGTCGGCGCCATGAAGAACATGGGCACGACCATGCCTGACGCGGAGCTGCAGGACATTGTGGAAGCGTGGCGCAGAGCCAACCCCCACATCGTGAATTATTGGAATGCCATGGAGCGCACGGCCCGCCGCGTTGTGGACGAGCACATCTCTCTCCAATGCGGTAAGACAATGCTGTTCTGGAAGGACAACAACATGTTCATGCGCCTACCATCCGGCCGGGATTTATGCTACCAGGGCATCTGCTACACGGACAACCGCTTCGGCAACAGCAGCCTCGGCTACTACATGCCCGGTACAGCGGGAAAGCTGCTGCTCACAGAGACCTTCGGAGGCAAACTGACGGAAAACCTGACCCAGGCTGTTGCCCGCGATATCCTCGCCAATTCCATGCTGGCGCTGGAGAAAGCGGGCTATCACATTGTGTTCCATGTGCATGATGAAGTGATTCTGGAAACGCCCTATGAACAGGGCAGCCTGGAGGAAGCCTGCCAGATCATGGGCATCCCACCCGCTTGGGCCAGCGATCTGCCGCTTCGCGCCGATGGCGATGAGCTCACTTATTACCGGAAAATGTAGAAGCCCGGTCTCACATTTGTATCTGTTTGTTATCAATATCACCGCTTGCTTTTATGGCAGTGCGGAGTGATATATGAACCACACCAATTACAAGGAGGGCGCATCCCATGAAGATTCTGATCGTCGAACCACGTAAGCATCCGCGCCGAGCGGAGATCCCCCACTCCCTGGAAGAAATGCAGCGCCTTGTGGGCGGCGACATTGAAGCAACGTACCCTTTCGATGATCCTGTGGCTATTGTGAATGACGGTGAGAGCAAGATCAAGGGCTATGAGCTGAACCGCTACATCCCGAACGCGGATATCATCGCGGGCACTTTCTTCGTCTGCGGCCTCGGCAAAGAGGATTTTGCCGATCTGCCGGACGACCTGGCCGAGAAGTATGAAAAGTTCTTCTACGAACCCGAGGTCTTTGTGCGGGCGGTCAACTGCATCCTGATTCTTCGGGCGGACGGAACGCGGGAGGTGATCCGATAATGCCGCGGGATGTTTATCAGGAAAACGGCTATGACGACCGTGACGATTATCTGTGCAGCCTGGCGGAGGACTATGGTGTTCCGCTTGACGCCGTGATGGCCGTGGCGGAGGTGCTCGGCCCCGAGGAGGATTTCGACGGTCTTGTCAGCAGCCTGGAGGATGCCATGTACGGCAGCTGGTCCGACGAAACCGAGGGCGCCCCACTCGATAAGGACGCTGATGACTGGCCCTACTGATTTACCCTGTTCTGATTCTCAAAAGCATGTCATGCGGCATGCTTTTTTCTCTTTCCATCGCAAGGAGGTTTCCCATGCAAGTCACACAAGACCGTAAGATCCTGATCGCCATTGGCCGCAGCCGCAAGGCCACTGTCTGGCAGAATAAGGAGATCCTATGGAGCGAGCTTCTGGACAAGCTCTCCTCCACCACCCGTACCCGCGAGAGTGCGGAAGAATATGCCCGCCTTTCCAAGACGGAACGCGACAGCATCAAGGACATCGGTGGTTTCGTCGGTGGCTATTTGAAGAACGGCAGGCGCAGCAACAGCACCATCGTCAACCGTTGTCTGATCTGCCTGGACGCTGACACCGGGGACGAGGATCTCCGTTCGGATCTGGAGCTGTCCTGTCCCTTTACCTACGCTCTCTATACTACTCATAGCCATACCCCGGAAAAGCCGCGGTTCCGCATCGTCATTCCCCTGGATCGGGATGTGACACCCGATGAATACGCGGCCATCTCCCGCAGGCTGGCGGACAACCTGACGCTCTCCCGTTTTGACCCGACCACCTTCGAGGCCGCCCGTCTCATGTACTGGCCGTCCACGCCGGAAGATGGCGAGTTCATTTTTGACTATTGCCCTGGCCCATTCTGCAATGCTGACGACATTCTCGCCACCTACGCGGATTGGCATGACACCACGCTGTGGCCGACCACGCAGCCATTGGATGAACGCATCAACGGCAGTCTCAAAAAAGCCGAGGACCCGTTGACCAAGCACGGTCTGATCGGGGCATTCTGCCGGGCGCACTCCATCACGAATCTCATGGAAACCATACTGAAGGACAGCTATTCCCCGACCCGGCAGGAGGACCGTTACACGTATGTCGGCGGCACCACCTCCGGCGGCCTGGTGGTCTATGATGACAGGTTCGCCTTCTCCCATCATGCCACCGACCCTGCCTCGGGCAAATTATGTAACGCCTTTGATCTGGTTCGCTGGCATCTGTTCACTCCTGGCTCCGTTTCCCATGATGGCCACACAGTCAAGGATGACAAGGCGTCCCTCTCCATGATGCAGGAATACGCTGCCAACGATCCCGCCACGAAACTACAGCTGGCAAAGGATCGGGCGGAGGAAATCATGAATGACTTTTCTCCCCTGGACAATGGCACGCAGCCGGATCCCCCAGCACCAGATGGTTCTGCTGCCCCTCCAAACGGCTCGGAACATGATGACCCCGATGAATGGCTGACAAAGCTGGAGTATGACAAGCTGGGCAAGGTGAAGAACAACATCGTCAATCTTCTGCTCATCATGCAGAACGATCCGAATTTGAAGGGCATCGTGTTCAACCAGTTGTCGGACGGCATGGAGATTCGGGATGATATTGCGCCCGTGCCCTGGCAGCATCCTTCCAAGTTCTGGCGCGACGCCGACGACAACCAGGTCATCTCCTACATTGAGCAGCGCTACGGTTCTTTCTCCCTGAAAAACTACTCCATCGCCGTCGGGAAAGTCGCGGATGACCGTTCTTATCATCCCATCCGTGAATACCTGGCATCCCTTCCCTCCTGGGACGGCGCGCACCGCGTGGACACCTTGCTCATTGATTACCTGGGCTCCCCGGATAACACTTACGTCCGTACCGTGACGCGAAAAATGCTGGTGGCGGCTATCCGCCGCATCTACCACCCCGGCTGTAAGCACGACGCCATGCTGGTGCTGTCCGGGCCGCAGGGCATCGGCAAGTCCACGCTCATTGCCAAGCTCGGCGGCGAATGGTTCTCCGACTCACTTTCCCTGTCCGATACCCGTGATAAGACCGCCGCGGAAAAACTGCTGGGTTACTGGATTCTGGAAATCGGTGAACTGGCCGGCCTGCGCAAAGCGGATGTGGAAACACTGCGCTCGTTCTTGTCCCGGCAAAACGACATCTACCGCGCCGCGTTTGGCCGCCGCGCCACACCGCACCTCCGCCAGTGCATCTTCTTTGGTACGACCAACGAGGAACAAGGCTATCTCCGTGACACCACCGGCAACCGCCGCTTCTGGCCGGTCCACGCGCCGGGTGGTGGCACCAAGAACAGTTGGGAGCTCACCGAAGCTGACGTCGCCCAGATCTGGGCGGAGGCCAAGTACCTCTATGAACAGGGAGAGCGTCCGCTGCTGGATGATGAAATTGAGGCGCTGGCAAAGGCCGCCCAGAGAGATGCCATGGAGACGGATGACCGCGAAGGCATCGTGCTGGAGTACCTGGACAAGCTGCTTCCGACCGATTGGAGTAAGATGGATCTGAACGCAAGGCGCGGTTTCCTTCGCAGCGATCCCTTCAACGGAGGCGACAAGGTAGGAACCGTCCAGCGCAAGACCGTCTGCGTCATGGAAATCTGGGCGGAGTGCTTTTGCAGGGAACCCGGCGCCATCAAGAAAACGGATCGTGGCGAGATTCTCTCCATCCTTGCCAAACTGGGCTGGAAGAACGGCGCATCCTCCACGCAACGCACCGCCTATGGCGTCCAGAAGTGCTTCAGCCGACCTGGGATTGATTCAGACTGATTTGCGTTACCCCGCTTGTAACTTGTGACCTAGGCGCGGAGGCGCGGCTTGTAACAGTAACAGAATTCCCCTGTTCGGTTTCAGATGGAATTACAGCCGCTATACAATAGGTAAGAATAATCCATTGAAACTGTGTTACTGAAGCCATATCTAGAGTATACATTGAGTAAATAAAGATAAAAAGTGCCCGTACACGTATATATACGCGCGTAAGGGATTTTGGTCAACAAGTAACAACAGCCATCAACCACCTTCACTTCAAAAGCCTCATCTGACCCGTGAAAGTTGTCTTGATTTTCATCATTCCGCCCTGGCCCCATATATAGGCTTCGGCAAGTCAATACATCTCTGCCCTCGGAAGCAGCCCTCTTTGAAAGCGATACCGGGTACTGAGAAATCAGTAAGGTTATCCGGTTCAAAGACGGCTGCCGCTGAGGGCGTTTTCATAACAACCGGCCGCCCCGCGGCCAAAGGAGAACAACATGCCTACACGCAATGAACTGATCCCCACCTCTTCCGGTCCACCTGTAATGGACGAAAACAGCCTTCACCCGTATCAGCTGTTTTGTGTGGATTTTCTGGAACGCCATCCTCAGTGCGCTTTGTTTCTCGACTGCGGCTTGGGCAAAACCATCATCACACTGACAGCTATCCAACACCTCATGTTCGACAGATTCACGGTCCATCGTGTTCTGATCATCGCTCCTCTGCGTGTCGCCCGCGACACATGGATTGCCGAACTGGAAAAATGGGCGCATCTTTCCGGTTTGACCATGCAGCGTGTGATCGGAAATGAAAGAGAGCGTGTTCGCGCTCTGGGCTCACCCGCCAACGTGTATGTCATAAACCGCGAGAACACAGAGTGGCTGATCAACCATTATGAAGGACGCCGATTCCCGTTTGACATGCTTGTGCTGGATGAGTTGTCCTCGTTCAAAAATCATCGTTCAAAGCGGTTTCGCGCATTGAAAAAAGTCATCGGCCAATTCAACAGGGTCGTTGGCCTGACAGGCACACCCGCTCCCAACTCTCTGGAAGAGCTCTGGCCGCAGATTTATTTATTGGACAAGGGTGCCCGGCTGGGCCGCACAATGCGCTCCTATTTGGACATGTATTTTACCGTCCCCAACACCTGGCTGCCTTATAAACATGTCCTCAAAAAAGGGGCGGAGGAAACAATCTACAAAAAGCTGTCAGACATTTGTGTTTCTATGAAAGCCACAGACCATCTTCGCATGCCGGAAAAAGTAGAGAATGTCGTTGAGGTCGCGCTCTCCTCGAAGGAAAAGAAGCTATACCAGCAGATGGAGCGCGACATGCTGCTCCCTTACGCGGATGGGGATATTCTGGCCGTCAACGCTGCCGCTCTGGCCAACAAACTGCTCCAGCTCTCCAACGGCGCATGTTATGACGAGTATCACAATGTCAAATACATTCATGACCGAAAGCTGGATGCCTTGGAGGATTTACTTGAAGCCGCCAACGGCAAGCCCGTACTGATCATGTATGGATTCCAGCATGATCTGGAACGCATACAGTCTCGCTTCGGAGCTTACGGACCACAGAATCCAAACGGTGTGCGGAAGCTGGTCAGTGAGCAAGACATGGCGGATTGGTGCGCTGGCAAAATTCCCATCGCGGCAACGCAACCAGCCTCCACCGGGCATGGCCTCAACCTGCAGGCAGGCGGCAGGACCATCGTATGGTTTGGCCTGACCTGGTCGCTTGAACTATATGACCAGGCAAATGCCCGGCTATGGCGACAGGGACAGAAGAACACCGTGGTGATTCACCATTTGGTTACCAAAGGAACCATGGATGAAAAAGTCATGCGCGCCCTGCATGACAAATCGGCGGGGCAGGAAGCGTTGCTTGCCGCCGTGAAAGCCCGCATTCGGGAGGTGATCTGATGCTTGAGCGTGATAAAGTCGCCGCCATCAAGAAATATTTGCTTTCTCTCGGCGCTGATGTGTTCTTCTGGAAAGAGCATGGGGGCCCCTACGGCACATCCGGTGTTCCTGATATTATCTGCTGCTACAGGGGACGCTTTATCGGCATGGAATGTAAGCTGCCAGGCGGCCGATTGACTGAAATGCAAAAAAGGGTAATCAGCAAGATCAATCGTGCCGGCGGCATTGCCCGTCGCGTGGAAAGCGTGGATGACGCCAAGGCAATCATCCGCCAAATCGACAATGAGCTGGCCAGGTGGCCAGACGAATAAAAAAGCGAGGTGCGACCCATGGAGAAGCAAGTCTACGAACTGAAGATTGATCCGGAACTTCGAGACCTGATCCCACCACTCAGTGAAGAGGAACATCGTATGCTGGAAGACAGCATCGTGCGGGACGGCTGTGACACACCGCTCATCGTATGGAACGACACCATCGTGGATGGCCACAATCGCTACGATATCTGTCGGAAGCATGATATTCCCTTTGGGATCGAGGAGAAGGATTTTGAAGACCGGGATGCGGCCATGTTCTGGATGCTGGAACACCAACTGGCCCGGCGAAACCTGAACAGCTACCAGCGGAGCCTGGTGGGCTTGAAGTATGAATCGTTTTATCGGAATCAGGCCCGCAAGCGTCTGACCACGTCCACTGGAGGCAAGGATGCCCGGCCCCTGCAGAATTCTGCAGAGGCGGAAAAAGGGAACGCCATGGATAAGCTGGGGAAAATGGTCGGCGTCTCCCGCGACACCCTGGCAAAGGTCAAGGAACTGGACGCCAACGCGGATGCGGACACGAAAGAGCAGCTCCGCCGCGGGGAGCTCTCCATTCACAGGGCCTATACCGAGCTCAAAAACAAAGAGCATGAAGGCGAAACCCGTGTGTGTGAACGCTGCGGTCAGGAAAAGCCATATACGGATTTCAATATTGTCTCCAAGGCCACCCGCTACAGCCTGATCTGTAAGGATTGCGAAGCGAAAGCAAAG